TTAACATTGCAAGAGGAAGTAATGCATTTTATACTTATGACTTTACAACTGCAGCCGAGGGTGTAGTTGGCCCAAATATTCAAGGTGAGAAGTTTTGGAGAATACAAATTGAAAGAGCAATAGACCCTATTCATACTTGTGCTGGACATAGATTATATGGTGTAGAATTCTTCAACGCAGATGCAACAACCAATATTGATTTAACACAATTCTGTTCTGTTGTTCAACATCAAAACTTAACTAATCCTAGTGCTAGTATAGATGGTGTAGTTCCTCCAGTTGGTGCAGTAACGCCAGGTAATATTGGTAGACAAGAGGAAATGAGAGATTCTGTTCTTCAGATTACATATAATTTATTTACTGGAACAAGAACACAAACTCCAGAAAGTGGAACTGTTCAGAAACTATTACCACCTGGCGAAGATGGTTCTGTATTTATTACAGGCCCTACTGGTTCAATAAGTGGTGTCTTTACTATTCCAGACCCTAATGCTCCAGGCAATCCAGCATTTAAAACTGGTGAAAGACAATTCAGATTAACTTCATCTAAAATAAATGAAGCAGATGATGTTAATTTAGAAGGTGTTGAAACATATGCAGAAGGTATTTACACTGCAAGAGGTTTCTTAAACACTATTGAAGAAACTGTTACGAGAACAAGAAACGGACAATTATTCCAAGAGGAAGTTTTTGAAGCAAGAAGTTTCCAACATAGAGGTAGAACTCTTATCCAGCCATGGGATCCCCTTGCTCAATCATTTATCGTTGATAGTGTTGGTGGTGAATTCATTACAAAAGTAGATTTATTTTTCCAAGAAAAAGATGAAAGAGTTCCAGTAACCATTCAAATCAGAGAAATGAGAGATGGTTATCCAACTGAGAAACTATTACCACTTGCATCTAAAACATTAGAGTCATCTGAAATATTATTATCAGATGATGCAACTGTGGCTACAACATTTGAATTTGAATCACCAATATATGTTGCAGACCATAGTGAATATGCATTAGTTATCAAAACAGACTCAAGAGATTATAAGTTATGGATTTCTAAATTAGGTGATGCAGATATTGATACTGGAACGATTGTAAATGACCAACCATATCTTGGTGTGTTATTTAAATCTCAAAACAATAGAACTTGGAACGCATATCAAGATGAAGATATTAAATTTACAATTTATCGTGCAAAATTTGATACAAGTAAAACATCAAATTTAGTATTAACAAATGCACCAACAGAAGACAGAACACTAAAAGAAAATCCATTAGAATCACTTGCGAGCTCTGGTGTAGTAAAAGTTACACATAGAAATCACCATATGTATTCAACATCAAATAATGTTACGATAAGTGGTGTGTCTTCTGGAGTTAACACAACCATTAACGGTGCTTTTGGTGCTTCAGATACTTCACTTACATTATCTAGTAATACTGGGTTTCCAGGCAGTGGTTCAGTAAGATTGAAAATTACAGTTCCAAGAGATTCAACCACTGGTGCTATAAGAGAAGATGAAATCTTTAGTGGTACAATTTCTGGTTCTTCTGTAACCAGTATTACAAGACCTACTGGTGCGATTGCACATACTTCTGGTGCTGCTATTGAACTATATGAAATAGATGGAATACCATTAGACCAGATTAACAGAACTCATACATCAGTCCAAAATGTAGGAATAGATTCATATACAATTACAACTGCAAATACAGCTGCAACTCAAACTGCAACTGCAACAACAGCCACAAATGCAACCGCTGGTATTAAGTTTGGTGGCACTACAACTGTTGCAACTGAAAATGCAATGATGGATGTTATGAAACCACTTGTAAGTAATGTTGAATATCCTAATACAAAAATTACTGCAAACATCAGAACAACAACTGCAACATCTGTTGATGGTTCACAAACATCATTTAATCTACAATCTACTAGTGCATCTAGACCGATAGTATTAGGTAGAAACTATTATTATGATGTACCAAGAATGGTTGCATCAACTATTAATGAAACAAATGAATTGAACTCATCTAAATCTTTCTTCTTAACTTTGACTATGACTTCAGAGTTTGATAACTTAACACCAGTTATTGATTTAGATAGGGCATCTATTGCTGCTGTAACTCATAGACTGAATAACATTCAAAGTTCATCAGATGTTTATCCGACTTCGTTATTTGTTCCAGCAACTGAACCAGAGGGTGATAGTTTAGAAGCAATATATCTAACACGACAAGTTCAGATGAAGAGTGCAGCAAACCAGATAAATGTTAAATTTGATGCAGTTAGACCAGCAACATCAACTATTGATGTGATGTTTAAAACATTAAGAACAGATGATTCATCAGACTTTAATGATGTTGGTTATACTTTCTTTAATACAAACGGACAACCAGATGTTATTACTAACTCATCTACTACAAGAGATGACTTTATAGAACACGAATACTCTGCGAAAGACCTTGCAGACTTTAATGCGTTCCAAATTAAAATAAGAATGAGAGGAACAGATTCTACTAACCCACCAATCATAAAAAGATTAAGGGTCGTTGCAACTGGATAAATTATGTCAGAATTAAAAGTAAAAGATAAAGACCATTTAGTTAGAGATACTTACTCTGGTGCAATATTAAATACAGACGAAAATGCATTTAATAAAAGTAGAAAAATTAGAATGGAAGCACAAAGACAAAGAGATGAATTAAGAAATGCAGTTCGTGAGATAAATACTATTAAATCGGAAATGCACGAAATGAAAAGTATGATGAAACAAATATTAGAGAAGAGTAATGGCTGATAGAAGTGTACTAGCATCAAATTCGTTTGAAACTTTCAGAACGACATTTAACTCAACTGCGAGTGATGTTGGTGATATCGCAAACTTACTAGCTGCAACTGGTACTATTGCATCTTCAACAGATGTAGTAGAAGCGATAGTAGCACTAAATGCTGTTGCCTTTGATGCAACTGCAAACATTTCTTTTAGTGGTAATAATACATTTTCTGGTAGTAGCACCTTTGCTGGTGTAACTTTAAGTTCTGGTGCATTAACATTTGCTGATGGAACTTCACAATCAACAGCTGCAACAACACAAGGGTTTGCGATTGCAGTCGCAGTTGCACTTGGATAAATAATAGAGAGAAATACAAATGGCAAATAATTTTAAAAATTCATTCGTAAGTGTAAGTTCTGCTGGAGAATATTATCAGTCAAATGCAACTGACTCTTTAACAGGCCCACAAACAGTTTATACTGCAAATAATGGTTCTGGAGTAAATTCAATTCTTATTGAGTTGGACGCTGCTAATACTGGTAACTCTGCAATAACAGCAACTGCATATATTCAAGACACTAGTGCAACATTAGGAACAATAACAAGTATTGCATCATCAAGTGATACTGCAACAGTAACTTGTGCTGGTGCTCACGGATTACAAACTGGTATGTATGTGAATGTAACTGGTTCTACAACAAACTATGTTAATGGAATATATAAGATTACAAGAACTGGTGCAAACACATTTACATATGCACAAAACTCAAGTGCATCAGATGGAAGTGCAGCTGGTACGATAGTAATCTACAAAGCGTTTCATATTGTAAAAGATGCACCTATTCCACCACAGTCAACTCTTAAAGTTGTATCTGGACAAAAGATTGTTTTAAATAGTAACGATAAAGTATTAGTATATGGAAGTGCAGCTACATTAGATGTTGTTGCATCAATTCTTGAAGATGTAACTTAATGGAGTTTGTAGATGTCTTACATAGGTAAACCGTTTTTAAATGTTCCAGTCAATACATTTGCAAAAGAAGACTTCGTAGGTTCTGATACTGGTACAAATAATAGTATTGCAAATTCACTTGTTCTTTCAAGAGAGATTCCTGGCTTAAATGCATCAAATGTAGAAGTGTTCGTAAATAACATTAGACAAGAACCAGATGTTGCATATTTTATTAAAGATGATGCAAATGGACTTCCAAAGATTTTAGAATTTTCTGAAGCATTAGCAGGAAGTGATGAAATTTACATCATTCATAAAGGTTTAGGGCCAGGTACAGAAAAATCTGGTATTGCTGCTGGTTCTATTACTGCATCTCTTTTAGACGATACTTTAAAAACATTTACATTAGATGAGTTTACTGGTGATGGTTCTACGGTTGCATTTGTTACATCATCAACAATTTCATCTGCAAGTTCTTTATTAGTAACGATTGATGGTATTGTTCAAAAACCTTCAACAAACTATTCAACTTCTGGTGCTACTATTACATTTACATCTGCTCCATCTGCATCAGCAGAAATAGAAGTTAGAGATTTAGGTATCAAAACATCAGTAAGAAGAGGAACTGGTTTCCTAATTGACACTTTAACTGTAAGTGGTGGTTCAACAACTACGATGACATTATCACACGAAGTTCCAGTAAATGATGTATTTATTTTTATCAATGGAGTTTGTCAAATTCCAACTTCTGCTTATTCAATAAGTGGTACAACCGTAACCTTTGCATCTGCACTATCTGACGGTGATGTTGTAGTTGCAAGATATCAGAGATAAATATGCCATTAACAACTATCAAATCATCAAACATAAAAGATGCTGAGGTAAAGAATGTTGACATCAGTCCAACTGCAGCTATTGATGGCAGTAAAGTTACTGGATTAGATACAAGTCAACTAGAAACAAATGCATTTAATATTGGTATTCTTGGTTTTAAAATGGCAGTAAATGATGGTATTACAATTTTTAATTTAGTAGATGGTGTTGTAGATGAGTTTCATGATGAGAGTGGTGTTGACACATCAGAAAGCACAAACCAATTTTATGATTCAACCACAGACTTTTATGCCAATCAAATCAACCAACCAGTAGAAATGTTTTTAGGAACTAACTCTGTCACTTTTTCTGACCCAGCAGCTGCACCTTTAGTTACAGTTACTGCACAAGAAGGTAGAGCTTTGCCTGCACCACAAACTAGTTATTCTAGTCCACAACTTAGTCCTTTATATCCTGGCCCTGCATTTAACACATTTTTTGAGACAAACGACACTACTGCTGGTGGTTATGGATATTTAATGTATGGAAGATTAAATAATCTAGCAAGTGTAACTTGGCCTTCAAATACAACATCTGTTGAAGCAGTATTGTTTGGTGGTGGAGGAAGTGACGGCCCTGCTCATATCGCAACTGGTGGCGGTCAAGGTGGTGGTGTTAAAGTTACAATCAATGACCCAGAAATGGGTGGTCAGACTTGGGATATGATGGTTGGTGGTGGTGGAGCTCAAATGCCAGGCGAAGCATCTACTGGTGGTGTCGGTGGCGGTGGTAATGGTGGTTGGGGTTCTGGTGGTGGAGCAACTATTATTCTTGACGGAGAAGCAACTGGTGGTGAAATTAATGGTATTGAAAGAGGGGGTGTATATCAACACGATTTTACACCGATAGGTGGTTCTCCACCAGAAGGTGTTTCATACGGTGATACTTTAGACCCACAATCTGCACCTCAAGTTGTTGTAGGTATTGGAGCTGGTGCTGGTGGACATAATGTTCCACCGATTTCTGGTATTAGTGGTGGACAAGGTGGATTTGAACACGGTGGTAGAGGTTCTGATAGTACGAGTCAGTCAACTTCAAGAGCTCCACATCCAACGCCTGGTGGTGGTTATTCTGGTGGTGGTGCATTAGGGCCACAACCTCCTTTCGCACCTCCAAGTGGTACTCCAGCAAATGGAACGCCTGGTGGTAATCAAACAAGTAGAACCATAGGTGGTGTTCCTTGGCCTCAAAGGTATTTTACTGGTGGTGGACAATATTTTCCAGTTCCTTATAATGAAATTGGTGGTGGTGGTTCTGGTTATCGTGGGGGCGGTGGTTCTTACGATAGTTCAATCGGTTATGCTGGTGCTGCTGGTGGTGGTGCTGGTTTTCATAATGACACATATGTTCCATCACCTTCAATAACAGTCGCACCTCTTACAGCTGCACCTTCTCAACCAGCAGAGGGGCCTGCATATACATCATTAGTTCCAACTTTACCACCGACTGCACAACCTTTGATTCCAGCATCAACTGCTGAACACGGAAGTCCAGGCTCTACTTCACTATATGGTGGTGACGGAGGTATATATCTTTCATTTACTGCACAATCTATAAACAGTACAATGACTCTCATATCTGATACATTTACTGCAAACTCAACACCAAGTAAAGCAAGAATTGTAGTTTTTGCAGAGTTACCAGACGGAACATCTGATTTTACAGTTTCTGCAACTAGAGATAACACTAATTATAATAATATTACATTAACTGATGAGGGTTTTCAGGCAGGTAGTTCTGGTATTAAGATTTTTACTGGTTCTACTCCATTAACTGGAGCTGCACCTGGCCAACCTCAAGTACAACTTCGTTGGAAAATAGTTGGTACTAGTTTAACTGGTGTTAATAAAATTCACGGTGTTGCATTACAGTGGAATTAGAATATGCCAAACCCTCTTACTGGTTTAACTCAAATAAAATCAACTGATATTAACGATGGTTCAATAACCAACGCTAAAGTTTCACCATCTATTCCTGCTACAAAGTTTAATATTGATTTAAGTGCAGCTGAAGCACAAAATCCTTTTAATATAGGTGTATTAGGATTCAAAATGGCAGTCAATGAAGGACTGACTGTTTATAATCTTCTTGACGGTATTGTAGATGAGTTTCATAGTGAAAGTGGTATAGATACTTCAGAAAATTCAAATGCATTATATGATGCATCGTCAGATTTTTATTCTAATCAAGTTGCTGGGCCAATACCAGCACCACAAGTAGAAAGAACTTCTTTTACAACAGTTGGTTCTGCAACTTATCCAGTGCCTGCAACTACAACTGCGATAGATGTATTAGTCATTGGTGGAGGAGGTGCTGGTGCAGGCACTAATAACTATACTCAAAGTGGTGGTGGCGGTGCTGGTGGTTTGACATACTTAACAAATTTGCCAGTTACATCTGGTGCATCAATCCCATTAAGTGTTGGCTCTGGTGGAGGTGTGAATCCTATGAACAATCCAACAATGGGTTGGACTGGAGGTGATGGTGAAAATTACAGTGGAACTGAACCACACACTGGTCATCAAATGGCTGGTCAAGATACAACTTTTGGGCCAATAGGGCCGCAAGGAACAATCACTGCTGAAGGTGGTGGTAGAGGTGATGGGTATTCAAATCCTTATGGTGCAGCTTCACCAACTGCAACTTGGTGGCAAACAAACTCAAGATGGAATCATGGAGGTTCTGGAGGTGGTGCAGCTCAATATCCAACAAATGCTGGTGGAGAATCAACACAAAATGATAATCATCCAGTTGCACCTTTTGGTGTATCAGAACCTCAAGGACATCCAGGCGGTATTCCAGAAGAAGGATTAGTTCCAACACCAGTTCGTGGTACTGTAAATTTAATCGGTACTTATGGAACTGATGGTGGCCCAGCACAATCTGCTGGGGGTGCAAATAATGCTCAATCATCTGCTGGTGGTGGGGCAGCAGAGCCAGGTGGAGAAGCTGCTGGAGGTGATGGTCTTTCGTATAATATCGCAGATGGTTCAACACAAACCTATTATGCTGGTGGTGGAAGTGCTGTTCCAGAAAGTACAGAACCACAAGGAGGTGGAGGTACAAGTAATGCATACAATAGTTTTGCAGACCCAGGCACTGCTAACACTGGTTCTGGTGGAGGTGGTGGAGCTGCTAACTATAATAACCCATCTTATTCACTTAAAGGTTTTGGTGGTTATGGAGGTTCTGGTATTGTTATTGTTGCAAATTCAGAACAGTTAGTTACCAATACATCTATGACTTTAATATCAGATACATTTACTGCAAATGCAACACCAAGTAAAGCAAGATTAGTAATTTTTGCAGAGTTAGGTGATGATTTAAATACTGATATAAATGCATCAGTAACAAGAGATAATACTACATTTAACGCAGTTACATTAACAGATGAAGGATATCAAGCTGGTAGTTCTGGTATTAAGATATTTTCTGGTAGTACACCTTTAACTGGTAGTGCAAGTCCTCAAGTTCAGTTAAGATGGAAAATAGTAGGTTCATCTTTAACTGGTGCAAATAAAATACATGGTGTAGCACTCCAATGGGCATAGTATATATATTAGTATGAAAATATTTAAACAAAAATACAAAATCCCCTCAAAAAAAGAATTTCCTCCAATCATAACTTATCACGATAAAAGATATGGTGGTACAAAGGTTGATGAACAAGGTCGTTTCTATACAGTAGAAGATGAAACACAAAGACTGTTTCGTTGGGAACGAATGATTCGTAAAAAAGAAAGAACTCAAGAACAAATCAAAACTTGGATTGCAATTAAAGAAGGCAACTATCATAAGAAAAATTACTATATGAGTAATAATACCAGTAAACAATATTTTCACTGGAATAAAATGCCGAAACCTAAAACTGGTGGTAAACTATCTAGAAAATTAGATGGTGGTTGGGTAGAAGAATATAAACCAGCAAAATCTACACGATTACATAAATGGTTGCAAGATGCAAAAGAGGGAAAGGTTTTTAATGGACATAAACCTAGAACTAAACAATGGTTAATAAAACCCACTAGTGCAGATGTTGACCAAATAAAAAACCCTATTGACATTAAAAAAAAATAAGTTATAATAATTGAAAGGTGAAAAATTATGAGTACATTTACAGACTCAGAGATTGATACTCTGGAACTTCCTAAAGAAGAAAAAAAAGAAGAAACCCAAGAAAAAAATATTGTTGAACCAGATGATAAAAATATTGTCAAACTGGTCGGTAATAAAAACATAGTTTCTATATTAACATCACAGTTTTTTGCAGAAAAAGAATGTGATGCAATAGTAAAAGAAACAGTTAAAGAATTATGGATAGATAGTTCTTTAAAAAAAGTAAGAAAAGCAACTCAACAATCTTTACCTATGAATGACAAAGGTTGGCCTTACACTAAAGTCTTAGAACTTGCACAACAAGCTAATGATAAAAATTTTAAAATGCAACTTGCTGGTTTCTATCAAGCAGATAATCCACAAATAGTTTGTTATAAGAACAAAGATTTTTATAACTACCATTTAGACATTGGAAACAATGCACCATTTAGAAAATTAACTTTTATTATTCAATTATCTGATACTAAAGATTATGATGGTGGACATATTGAATTAATGAATATGACTACGGATAATAAATTATTTAGACAAAAAGGTCAAATAATTATATTCCCATCTTTTGTTCCTTGGCGTGTCACTAAAGTTACAAGGGGCGTAAGAAATTGTATTGAGGGTTGGTTACACGGCCCAAGTTATGTATGAATTTTGACAAAATTGCACAAGAAGTACCTTTAAATAACAGAGGAAAGATATCATCAGAGATATGGTTTCCTACTCTATTTCATTTTAAAGACATTTTAGATTATCAAGACAAAAATAAGAAATGGTTAAAACATATCTTCAAATGGAGAGATGATGACAATAGAGGTATAGTTCGTTCTAATTCAAGAGGTTGGCATAGTGCAGTAGATATGCATATGCGAGAAGAATATGAAGATATGGGAAAGGAAGCACTTAAAGTAGGATTGAGAATACAAGAAATGATGGATTTAAATCCAGACACAGAACCAGTTATTGATAATATGTGGGCAAATGTTTCTCAGTTTGGTGCTCATAATCGTAATCACACTCACCCAGGCTCACACTTTAGTTTTGTTTATTATTTACAATCTCCAGAAAAATGTGGAAGTATATGGTTTTCTGACCCAAGAGCACAAGCAATCGCAGTTCAACTACCATATAATCCGAAAAATCCCAGAAAAAGAGAAACACTTAATGAAGTGTACTGGGCTCCAGTTCCAGGCAGATTAATTATGTTTCCATCTTGGGCAGTACACGAAGTAGAACCTAATTTATCAGAACTAAAAGGTAAAAAAGGTTTAAGGGTAAGTGTTTCTGGTAATTTAAGTTTTCATTTAAAAAAAGGTGTTAAATATAAAGAAGAGAGAGAGGGACACGATGCAAAAGGTTTTCTTACTATGAAAGGTGCAGAGAAAAGAACATAATCTCTTTTTATTATAAATAATAATAAAAGGATTAGTTATGGCAGTACCTACTTCAAAGTCAACATTTAAAGAATATTGTTTAAGAGCATTAGGTAAAGGTGTCATTGATATCAATGTATCTGATGACCAAATAGATGATAGAGTAGATGAAGCTTTACAATATTTTTCAAAATACCATTATGATGGTATTGAAAGAGTATATCTAAAACATCAACTTACAACTGCTGAAATTGCAAGAATGAGAAGTAATGAGAGTGCAGTTACAGCAACCGATAAAGTTGATAGTTCAATAACAGCAGACTTTTTACAACAAGAAAACTATATACCTATTCCAGATAGTGTATTAGCAGTTGTAAAAGTATATCCAGTAACAGATAAATTAACTCAAAATTTATTTGATGTTCGTTATCAATTAAGATTAAATGATTTATATGATTTTAGTTCAACTTCAATTATTCACTATGAAATGACAATGAGGCATCTAGATTTTCTAGACCACATTCTTACTGGTGAATATCCAATAGATTTCAAAGAACATCAAAACAGATTATATATTCACGCAGATATGGAAAAGGATTTCAACAATGGTGACTTTCTTTTAATTGAATGTTATAGAAAATTAGACCCAACAGTTTACACAGATGTATTTGATGATATGTATTTAAAAAGATATGCAACTGCATTAATTAAAAAACAATGGGGTGCTAACCTATCAAAATTTAATGGTGTTCAAATGTTAGGTGGAGTTACTATGAACGGTGAAACAATCTATCAACAAGCGTTAGATGAAATCACTAGATTAGAAGAAGAGATGAAACTAGGATTTGAGTTACCAGTAAATTATATGGTAGGATAAGTTATGGCAGTCAATAAATTTTTTCACGACAGTAATAAGACTTCTATATCTGCCGAGAGAGACCTATATAAAAATCTAGTTAAGGAAGCTATCCAGATTCATGGACACGATGTCTATTATGTAAATAGAACATTTGTTAACGAAGATACTTTATTTGGTGAAGATACATCATCAACTTTTTCAGAATCACAACTCATAGAAATGTATGTAGAAAATGCAGAGGGTGGTCTTGAGGGTGAAAAAGAATTAGTATCAAAGTTTGGATTAGATATCAAAGATGAAGTTACCTTTGTCGTAAGTAAAGAAAGATTTCAAGACATAACAAAACAAGTTGTTTTAGAATCTGGCACCACTGAAACTTTTGGTGCAGTATTATTAGAAGACGGAACAACTACAAGTGAAAGTGCATATCTTGTAAATGAAGATGAATCCACTGATGCAGATAGACCTTTAGAGGGTGATTTAGTTTTTCATCCTATTATTAATAAAATGTTTGAAATTAGTTTTGTTGACCACGATGAACCTTTCTTTCAATTAGATAATAATCCAGTCTATAAATTAAAATGTAGATTATTTGAATATGGTAGTGAGGGTATTGATACTGGTGTAAGTGCGATTGACCAAATAGAAACTGATAGTAGTTTAGATGCACTTTCTTACCAGTTTACATTAGAACAAACTGGAACATATACAGAAGAAATTGCATTAGAAGACAATGATTTATTATTATTAGACAGAACAGACGGTGGTGGTTCTGATGCTGGTGATAATTTGATTTCTGAAACACAGTTTGGTGCGAGTTCTATACTACTTGAAACTGCTGACACTTTCTACATTACAGTTAAAGATGAAACTGGTGTATTTGAAGAAGACGAAGTTATCACTGGTGCAAACGGTGGACAAGCTTATATCAGACTAATAAATAGTAACACATTCCATTTTGAATATATAACTGGAACATTTGCAAAAGATGAAGTTATTACTAGTAGAAACAATGGGTTTACTGCAACAATAACTGAAATAAAAGAAGAAAATCATTATCTAATCAATGAGGAATATAATGTAGATACCATTGATGAAAAATCTCAGATTGAAGATTTTGAAAACTTAGATAATACAATATTAGACTTTAGTGAATCAAATCCATTTGGTGACGCTGGGAAGGAATCATAATGTTAGGACAACAATTTTATCACGAAACGATTAGAAAAATCATAGTATCATTCGGTACTATTTTTAATAATATACAGATTGTCAGAAAAAATAGTTCTGGTAATATTACACAATCTATGAAAGTTCCACTTGCATATGGGCCTAAACAAAAGTTTCTTACACGAATTAGAGAAGATGCAAGTATTAGTAAAACAACTGCGATTACTTTACCTAGAATTGCATTTGAGATACAAACACTTTCTTATGATACAACTAGAAAATTAAATCGTGTTACAAAGATTAGAAAGACAAGTGCAAAAGGTTCTGGTAAATTAGAAACACAATATATGCCTGTACCTTATAATGTTGATTTACAATTATTTGTTATGGCAAAAAGTGGTGATGATGCACTACAAATTATAGAACAGATATTACCTTTCTTTCAACCAGAATATACAATTACAGTTAATGATAATTTAGATATGAAACAAAAAAGAGATGTTCCTATTGTATTAACTGGTATAGATTACGAAGATAATTATGAAGGTGATTTCACAACAAGACGAGCAATCATCTATACATTATCTTTTACTGCAAAATTTTATTTGTATGGGCCTGTTACTTCACAGTCTGTTATCAAATCAGTTCAAGTTGACCAGTTTACAGATTTACCAGACAAATCACCTAAGAGAGAACAAAGATATAGTGTCACACCAGAACCAGTATCTGCTGAGTTTGACGACAACTTTGGATTTAATGAAACAACATCTTTCTTCCAAGATGCAAAAGACTTTAATCCAGAAACTGGTAGTGATGAATAAATAAGAGTAGGAGAATAAAGTGCCAATAAGAACATTACCAAGTAGAGCTATTGCAGATGCATCAATACAAGCTGTTGATATCGCAAGTAATAGTATATCAAAAGCAAAAATAGATGCAGATACACGATTAGGTCTGCAAAACGATTCAATTATATTAGATGGAACAGATGGTGCTGGTGCAAACAAAGGTGATTTTTTAACACTAAATGGTACAGATGGTTCAAGCACAAATGCAGACGATAGAATACTTTTTGACGAAACTTTTGTAGATAAAATTGGATTGTTTAACATTAATACTTTAGGTTCTGGTGGACAAGCACTTAAAGTTAATTCTTCTGGAACTGGATTTGA